GCACTTTCTATCTCTGCAGTTGTGTATTGATCAAACTTTACATACTGAACAGTTATGATAGCGTCTACGTATGTTGGAGGTTGAACAGTGACTGAGGTACCAATCAAAGTTTTATCTGCTAAAAAAGAAGTTGTGTTTGCAGAAATAGTCGTAAACTCAATTGTTGGGTTACCATTTCCAGTCATTCCAGTTCCGTCAAGTCCTGGAGCAAGGTCTGTATCTGTAGCAACTCTTGTAGGAGCAATGTACAAAGTAACAGAGGTCCATACATCTGCTTTTGCTTTGGCTTTTCCAACACCACTTACTTGACTTGCAAGGTTTGCAAAATCTTGTAACGTGACTGCCCTATTGTTAGAGCGCAAAGCAAGGGGTGCAGCATAACGAATTTGAGATAATGGTTCTGGGTCTGAACCGCCCAAGGCTGTTTCTTGGTTAGAAACAGTGATTACTGATTGAAGTGCAGTAAGTTCATTGGATGTTAAACCTGGTACGTAATCAATATTAATTAGTGTCCCAGGTAATACATTGCTGATTGCTCCACCACCAACAGTATATTGAGCACGAATTTGAGAACCATTAACAGGCATTTGCCCTGAAATTCCATCTCCAAAGTAAATAGAGGCAACGTTATTATCGTCACTTTTTACAGTAAAGACTTGGTCATATGGACCGTAATCTACGATGTGTTCTACTTGTGTCCATTTTGAATAGCTACTGCCTTCTTCAACGTAAACAACCACAGTTCCGTCAACAACTGGTGTTTCTAAAAGTTCAAATGACATGTTTGTTGTTTGTGTTGATGTGCCGATAAGTTCTCCATAAGAGTTTGCGTTTGTTGAAACAACGCAACTGAACGACCGCTAAGAGCTTGAACTGTTACGTCTCCGTTATTTAATCCTGGGTCACTTGTTGCGTCCGCTGATGTAGTAAAATAAACTTGCTCTACAACGTCTCCAATTACAACGTCTCCCGAAATAACTGTTCCTTGAGGTACGGTGATTACATCGGAACCAGAGTTAAAGAAAGAAAGTGTTACAGAAGCTTGTCGGTATCCAGCAGCAACGTACCCGTATGTTTGTGCAATGTTTAATACGCTATCTCGTTGTGTAGCTGTTGTAATAAATGACTCATTGACGTTTCTATCAATGTAGTAAGACATGACGTCGCCTAAGTAAGCAAAAGCTTCTACAAGAGCAACGCCAAAATCTGCTGGGTCAGACGCTGTCCAAGTGGGAATTCTGTCTTGGATACGTGCAATGAGTTGCTCACGAAGGGAGTAGTAGTCACGCCCCGTATAACTAATAGCAATAGGGATATCAGATGCTGGGGTTACGCTCACAGGTTCTCCTCATAAATTGGTTGATTATTATCAATGTAAACAAATGAAACAGTCGTATCAATTTGGTCGTTATTAGGTAAGCTGTATAGGACAGTAACCTCCATAACACCTGTTGATTCTTCAAATAAAGTAGTTACATCTTGTAATGTTAATGGCTGTAACTGGGAAGAAAACGCTCTGCCTACTTCTGTGATAACCATTGAAGATGCCATATCTTGAGTTTCCATAAAAGAACTTGGTACAAGACAACCAAACTCAGGTCGCATTAATCTTTCACGCAAATTGGTTCCGATAACAGAGCGAACCCTATCTGACCATATTTTTTTCTGGTCAGATGTAGTCGTCACCTTACCAAAAACGTCAAATGAAAAGGGTATTGATATAGCTACTTCTTGCACTATCTTCCTACCCATCGTCTAGGAGTTACTTTAAACCCTGCTTGCGTTTGATTATAGAGTGGTTCTACAGAGGATAGTTTAGCCGAGGTAGGAGTTGGTTGGGCTCCTGTAGCTAACTCGTATTCAACATTCCTAGTTGGAACTGTGGCTGCTTTTGCAGGCCTAAAAGCTGAAGGTTTATTTCCTCCAGTACCATCAGATACGCATTTAAAATCTACTGTGTAACGACCATCAAAAGCCATAAAATGTTCGGCACGAGTAATTACCCAAAAACCATCTGAGGTATCTCCCGTACCATTTATCTCAATAGTTCGGTAAGGAGATATGCGTGCATCCCCTTGCGCAGAACCCTCAGCCGGTAAAGACCAACGAGCTAACTGTGCCTGTGCTTCTGCCATGGCTTTACTTTCAACAGCGCTGCTGGTTATACGAGTAGGTACATGCTCTTTAAACAAAGAAGCTTTAACATTGTTTCTTAAGTTTGTACCCACCTTGTTTGGAGACGAAGTAGACGAATAAGTTTTACCTGTTAAAGGGTCAATACCAAAAACAGTTTTATCTTTTCTAGAATGACCACCCAACTCAACAAGGTCACCTACAAGGGGTTTAAATCTGTCTAAAGTTTGTGCTTCGTAAACGGAACCAGAATCTATATCTCCATCTTGATACGACAAAATTGGAATTGATGAGATAAAACTATCAATCATCTTATCCATAGGGTGAAAGTGCAGTTCTACCCCAACGACTTGAGCAACGTAACCGATACGATGTGCAAGTTCTTGAATTTTTTCCCAATACGTGTGACCAATTAAAGATTGTTGAGCAAAACGAATTGAGCTTGGAGTAACCACAGGTTTTAATTTAGCGCTTTTTGCTAGTTCTGTGACGATTTCGCTGGCAGTTTTATTACGCCAAATTTTAGCTCCACCTTCTTTTAGTACAAAGGAAGAACCAACACACTTTATAGTCACAACACGAACCGAAGTTGCTTGTGTAGTCATGCTTGAAGAATGCACGTAACCAATAAACGTTCCTCTACCTTTTTGATTAACCCAAGTAACTTGTACAGGCACGCCAGTCTTCAAAGCTTTGTANTAAAAATCGCTAAAAGAAGGAAAGTTTATNTCNGCAATGTCATGTTTTCCAGCTTCTTGTATAAGTGTAAAGTTTCTTGGTTGTATAGAAAACATTGGAAAATCAGGGAAATCAACAGCTAGTCTTGTCCCATACCGATTTTGGTCAGCGTTACTCATTTGGGATTCTTAACAAGGTTCCAAGGGGAATTTCAAATGGGTTTAATACTTCTGGATTGATGTCCATAATTTGCCACCACAGTTCTGGATTACCTAAAAACTTTACTGCAATATTTTCAATGCGGTCTATCTCTGTAACTTCGTACAAAGAAAAAGACACTGAATAAACAGGAAAAGTTCTAAACACTGTTACAACGTTATTAGGTGAACGTGTATCTTTGGCTTTAAATAGTGGACCATCAGCATACCTGCTGTCTAAATAGATGGTCATTTTTTACCCTTATTTTTAGAAAAGTCTGGTGAATCCCAGTAACGAGCGCAAGTAAATGTAACGGTTGAAAGAATAGGAATCATTCTTGGGTTAAACACTGTGTGATTAACAGTCAGGTTTTGAACACGAACTTTATAACGAAGTTTATTTCCCAAATGTAATTCAACAGGACGTACTGGAAGCCATCCGGGGTCTGATGTAACACCGTTCATCAAAAGACTTTTATAACCAATATTTCCAGTTAATGCATGCATTGTTTTAAAAAGGTATTCAATGTCATACATTGTACCTTTTTCAAAAATCTGAATAAGCTCTGAGTTGGGGACGTTTTTTGGATAAGGGTTAACTTGAGTACTAGTNGGTATAAACCCACCATTTTCTCCTTTTTGAGACAACCCACCTTGAACTGTTTTTAAACCATTTTTGTCTAAGTAATTAAAGTCCTCAATACGGTTAATAATAATAGAAAACTCAAGGTAACTTTGAATAAGGTTTTGAGTTCCGGGAACAAAAGGGTCAACCCCTAAACTTTGATAGGTTGGGTCAGTCTTTTGGACTGCGCCCCAATTCATTGATATAGAACTTGGGTTATATAAAAATTTAAAACCATAAATATTTGTGTCAATTTTACTACCATGATATGCAGAGCTTTTTANTGCNTCAGCTACGTTTGCAGCTGTAATCAAAGANNTATCAACTTGAAATGCTCCACGACCAGTGACTGGTTTTCCATCAGTTCCTATAGACCACATATCTTTTGCGTCTGTGTATGGCCCAGCATCAACGTAGTTACCCTGAAGAATTTCAGATTGAATTCCCCTGAAGTATGCTTGAGAAACCATTGGAGCGTTAAAAATAACTGAAGAAATATTAGGTGTTGAAGTATGGGTTATAGTTGTTGAATTGCCTTTAGTACTGCCTCCAGTTCCAGCGTTTGGAAAGAAAAGTGGTTTAGGATTTTGAGCGTCCTTTATTTGCTGCAATATTAACTTTGAAGAGGCAGTATTTTTAGCAAGACGAGATTTATACCCATCAACAAGCTTTTGTTGAAAGTTAATATCACGAATAATGGTTGTGTACTGTGAAGACGTGTAGTTAGGGTGACCTGGAGTCCCATAGTCAATAGCGGCTTGTACTGCTTGTTTTTGAAGTGTAGCAATTTGAAATTGTGGGTCAGACATGGCTTGAAGAATTGATTTATTATCAGCCTCAATAGCATTGAGTTGCCTATTTAATGCGCCTACTTGTGCTTTAATTTTGTCTTTAGCTTTTTGTGCTGCACTCTTAACTGCAGCTGCAGCTTGGTCTTGTTGGTACTGTTTTACCTGTGCTTCAATAGTTTGCTGTGTATTAGGCATCAGGAACTTCCAATCAAGTGATTATTGTTTTTGTTATCAAGAATACTCTGTACTTTTTTAGCAAAGGATATAGCGCTTGCTTCATTTGCTTGGTCAATTTTTACAGTGATATAAACGTTTTTTGAGTTAGACGTCCCTTGGTTAACTGTGGCTGCACCAAGCACCGTGTCTGTTGCTACAGGGCTATGGACACTTGCTCCGTATCCTGGAGTACCTCCACCTATGCCAAGTTTTTTAGATGTGTTAACCCAAGCATCACTCCATTTAGTTCCGCCCTTAGATATGTCGTAAGCAATTTTTGCATTGATAGCTGGGTCATACAAACTTTCAGGTCCTTTATAACCAATATCTTTGTATTGTTTTAAATATTGAGCGTTTCTTGCTGTTCCAAGACTGCCAATCATATTGATTTGGAACAATCCCATAGAGTAATCGCCGCTACTGGCATTGGGGTTTAAGGCACCAGGACGCCCACCAGACTCTGCTTTTGCTACATTGTAGGCATTGGTTAACGCATCTCCAGTAAAGCCTGCTTTTTGTAGTACAGAAAGTAAAGCCGAGTCTGTTGCAGCAAGGTTGCTTCCTTTTGGAGCACCTCCAATTTTTAACGACGCACCAGAACCACCGGAATTTTTAGAGCCCTTGTTAGACATTGTTATTGCTGTGCCTAATGGCGACCCACCCATAGAACCAAGTTCTCCTGGGTTTACCGGATTATTTTTTCCTTTTCGTACTTCGTAATGCAAACCAGGTCCAGTGGTATTTCCTGATTGACCTACTTTTCCAATTTCTTGTCCAGCATTTACTTGACTTCCAGGGCTAACTTCCTTATTACTTAAGTGGGCATAAAGAGTTGAGTATCCATTTGGATGGTCAATTAAAATAGCGTTACCATAATCGCTGCTGATAGAGTCTCCAGAAACAACTCCAGGCATTGTGGCGTGTACAGGCGTACCTAATGGGGCTGCATAATCAACGCCCTTATGTTGGTTACCTGTTGATGACCAAATACCGGATGTATCTACTGCTCCGTATCCAGCAGTTTGTAACCCGGAGACTGGTGACCCCGGAGTTCCTCCACCTTTTGCACCAAAAGAGCCGCCGTAACCTGGACGTCCACCACCTTTTACACCGCTTGCAATGGTGGCGGCACCTCCGGCGGCTAATGTTAGGTCTACTGGAGTTGCTGCTCCTAAAGTTGCAACATCTGTTATACCTGCAGCAGCAATCATTGCGCCACCAACAACAACTTTTCCAGCACCTACTAAAAGATTTTTTGCTCCGCTAAGGAAACTTTTTCCTCCTGCTTTAATTCCTTTTCCAGCATTAGTACCGCTCATACCGTCTAAGTAGCCTTTAAATAAAGCCATAGAACTGATGACATCTTTCATGTTG